AAGCAATCACGCTCAAGAGCAAGACGACTGGCAAATACATCAGGGTGCAAAAAAAGAGTTTCCGCGCCGAGGCCGGTTGCCGGATTATACCACGGGGAGTTTTCGACAAGCGTTTTCAGCCGCGAAATGTCTTGGATAACTACATTTCCGCTTGTAGCTGCGGAAGCAGCCCGTTTCCCGCCGCCCTCGGCCGCCGCCTTTGCCTCGGCCTCGGCCTTTGCCGCATCTGCGGCGGCCTTGCTTCCGGGAATCGGGACGGCAATTGGAACCACTCCGCGACCGCTGGAATCCGGCTGCGTAATCACCTGACCATCCGCCCCGCGAAGCCACACGTGATCGTTGGGCGCCTGCCCCCATTGCGGATCGCCTTGCGCCATGTTGATCGTGGTGCTACCGGCGCCGATGCCAGAGACGTTCTTTAGAGAACCATCCGGCGCCATGGTGATTTCATACGTCTGGTCGGGCTTTAGCCCAAGAGCGGCGGCTTGCTCGCCAGTGACGATGGACACTTTATCGGGTGCCGTTTCAGGCGTCCGGTAATCCCCCATCAATTCGCCGGTGATCGGATTCACAAGCTGGCCGTTGATTTCAACCCCGCGCGTCGGATCGGGCGGCGGCGCAAAAGCCCGTTGCATGATCAACTCGACGGCCATGCTTTCCGGCATGGTGGCAAGGATGGCGCGCTGCTGCGGTGAAAACCCGTCCATCAGCCCCGGCTGCTCCATGACCTTGCGAAGTTGCGCCTGCTGCTGCCTTTGTTGCAGCGCTTGATATGCCGGGGACATATTCACCGGCTGGCCAGCGCCGAGTTGCGACAACCCCATGCCGATTCCCTGCATGGCAATTGCCCGCTCAGGCGTCATCCATTGCTTGGCTTGGTCAAGGATTCCCATCAAAGCGCCCCGTAATCAACAGCCTTGAACCCGCCGATTTCGCCCACAGCGCCGGGCTTCACCCTTTCGACCTCCTGAGCCATGACGCCCATGTGTCGCAAAGGATTGCCCTTGTAGTTGTAGGTATAGACGTTTAGCCCGTCGTCGGTTTTGCCGACCCTCTTGATATTCTCTTTCAGGCGCTTGTCGGAAAACAACAGTGGAGCCGCCTGCAACCCGAACCCGAGCGCACCCAGGAGGCCGTTCCCCCCGGACGTGCGAGAAGATTGCACCCCGAACATGCCGCCGACGCCAGAAGTAAGCGCGAGGTAATCCTGGATCGCATTCAGGTCGGCCGTCTGCGCCTGCTGGTCCTGCAACACCGCCGCGTTGATTTCGGCCTGGTTCTGCTGCTGGTTCCCGCGACCCATCGTGTCAAGGAAGTTGACCGCACCGTATGCCGCGTTATTGATCCCCGGCACCATTCCCGCCGCCTGAAGCGCACGGTTTTCGCCCTGCTGCCATGCGTTATCCAGCACCCCGGCAACACCGGACGAAACCCCGCTCGCGAGGTTCTGCGCATGAAGCCCGGAACCGGACATGCCAGACCCGGCGAAGCTGGAATTGATCCCCGGCATGATCCGGTCAATCGTATTCTGCACAAGCTGGTCGGTGTATTGCGACCGCACGTTCGGGTCCATCGCCCGCGCGAGCGAGCCTTGCGCCATGTTCGCGCTGTTCAAACCGCCCGCACCCACCCCGCCAGAGGCGTTGTAAGCCGCATTGGAAAGCGGGTCACGATCCGCCACCAGATCGCCCATGTAGGGGTCAATTCGAAAACCGCCAGCGTCATACAGCGCGCCTGCGTCGGCCAGGCCCTGATTGATGTAGGGCTGAGACGGGCCGTAGGGGTCGTTCCGCTGCGTCGTCGTGCTACTCGTGCCCATCAGAGCCTCTTTTCAAGAATGACATGGGTTTTCAGCATCCCAATGTCCTTTAGTTTCCGTTCCCATCCGGGGCGGGCGACCGCCTCGATACGCTTGGCGCCAATGTCGCGCGCCCATCCCTCAAGGACTGGCCAAAGGTGCAGCCAATCCCCCGCCCCGCGTCCCGCGCAATGAGTGACCTGAACGGTATTCAGCCTGTCAGCCATTACGGCCGTAAGAACCGCCGCCCGCACTTCCCCATCGAACACCACCCACAACTGCCGATCGCGGCTCCTGATCTGCTCGACCAGTTCCTCTGGCGTCCATTGCCCGCTGCGGCAGAACGATTTCAGGTGCCATTCGATCCGTGGCAGCCATGCGTCAAGCTCTGGCGCCGGGACCGCGACAGGCGTCAAAGGACCTCTTCGCCCCATCCGTGAAGGACAAGCGCGCTGCCGGTGCCGGAGTAGGCCTTGATTACCGTCCCGGCCTGATACAGCCCACCAACGATTTCGGTCAGGTCAACGGCCGTATTCGCCGCGACGCTGTAGCCCTTCAATTCGGCGTTGCCATCCCCGATTGACCCACCCGATGGAATGGCATTCAGGCTCAGTGTCGCCGCCGAGCCGGTGACGTTAGCAACCGCCAGCCGCCGCACCTTGAGCATGACGCCATCCCGCACCGTGTAGAGCGTCTGTGCCGCTCCCGAGGTCGTCCCGGTGATCAACAGATGATCAATCGGCACGTCTCGGGCGGGGATAACTCCACCTGTCGGCTGAGTGGCAACGCGAATCTCGGTCATGTGTCGCCGCTCACGTCAAAGTCGATCTGATAGCCGAAAGCATCGTTCCACGTCGTCCCGGCAGGAATGGTCAGGCCCACCCGAACGAAACGGGAATCGAAATTGAACGGGGCAAAACCGATAGGCCCGATGGCAACGTCTGGCGCCGAGGTGTAACTGGCACCCGCCCTCACTCTTCCGGTCATCGTGACGAGTGTTGCATCGCTGGAATCCGTCACGATTGGCGTGACGCTGCGAACAAATACCCGCTTTCCCGGCTGCGGCTGAAACTCCCCGCTTTCAAACACCGCCGCCAGGGAGGAACCCGTCAACTGATACTGAATCCCACCGACAAATGCCGCCATAGACTTCCCGCGCGCCGCGAATGACGGCGAGTCGAGGGAAAGCGTCATCGTGTCCAGATCGGTATAGATCGCCGCGACCTGTTCCAGCGTCAGGCCCGCAATCCCCGACGCAAACACGCAGTCGGTTGCCAGCGCAACGTAGGACCACCATTGCGTTTCCCAATTGTAATAGAGCAGCCCGACAAATGCGCCGCTATCCCCCGGAACGGTCCATACTACGCAGCGATTTGGCCAATCTACGGCCGCTTGCACTGTCGAGAGGTAGGTTTGCGATGCGTTCGCAAGGAACCAATCCCACACCCGCCCGCGCGAGATCGACTGGCCAGCCGTGCCATTCGTGACGAAAAAACCGTCATCGGAGAGGTAAAACACGTTCTCGCCGACCTGCGCGAGAGAGAACGGCGCGGCAAGACCCCGCTGCGTGTCCACAGTCTGTTTCGCAAACACGCTCGGGCCGCCCGTATACTGGATGCGCGACAAGCCGTTTCGCTGGAAAATAAGCCCCGTGTTGCCCCCGGTAATCCCCATGACTACGCCCAGGTTCTCGGGCATATCCACGGCATCGGATTGCAGCGAAATCGACGTGGCCCACTCGCCTTGCGGGTTGTTATACGGCGACCACCTGACACGGTAGGAAGCATCATTCGTATCCGTGTCGATGAGATTGCCCATGAAGAGGAAATCGCCCACCCGCGCCATGGCAAGCCCGTGCGGAATGGTCCAGTTTTCGGCAACGAACGTGCTGTCGGCCTCTATGTCGTCCAGATACCAGACGCCCTCCTTAGAAGACGCATAAATGGACGATCCGAACCGCTCAAACCTTACCGGCTTTGTCAGGGTCAGCGTGAGCGTGCTGTCAGTCACCGTCCCGCCGACTATGTGGTGCAAATCCCCGGCCGTAGCGCAGACGGTAATCCTGGTTCCGTCCGCGCGCTGGAAAGACATGGCCGAGAGAACCGCAGCCCCCACGTCGCCTTCGCTGGTATTCGCGCCATATGCGGGTTTATAGCCGCCCGGCCCCGGAATGACGTTGGTGCAGACCTCCAGCCCCGGATTCCGGTAGTCAGTAACATCCGGCAACCACGGTCCGAGGGCAAATTCGCTGATCACGGCGTGGTCCTGACGGTCGGGACAATCGGCGCCCCGGAATAGCGGGCCTTCGCATCCGAAGATTGCGCCAGCTTCATGTGTTGCCCGTAGGCCGCGCCGTGAATCGCCATAGCCTTTTCGTCGCGGATCAACGCCGCATGGTGGGCCAGCACCCCGTAGACATAGACGGATGGATAATTGGTCAGAATGTCGTTCGTGTCGCCATCCGCCGACAGGTCAGCCTGCCGAGCGTAATACCGGATGATGAGGTCTTCGGCCCCGTCAGGCTCGGGGTTTAGCAGGATCGCCCCGTCAACAATGGCGTAGGTCTTGGGTGTGCCCGATGTCACGTGCGCCCGGTTGATGCCCGTAGTATCCGTGGGAGAAAGCGGCGTCCTCGGGTCAACGTCGCGGTAAATGGAAATCATCTGGAGGAAATCCGAGGGTAGCGCCACGCTCGCCGCCTCTGTCAGCGTATCGGTCGCTTCCATTTCCCGCACGCGGAGCCGCGCGTTTATGTCCGCCGTCACCAGCTCATAGCAAATGTCGGCCGGATAGCGTCCGATCAAGCTGTAGAGGCGCGACTTTAGCGTGGCGAAGTCCATCAGAACGTGCCCCCATGCACCCGGAATTTACCCACGTCGCCGCTCATAAGCTTCTTGCGCAGAACGTCCTTGGCCGCAGGGTCATCCCATGCAACCCCGGCTTCCTTCAGCCATTCCGTGACCACCCACGACGGAACGCTTGCCACGTGCCAACTATCAGACAGCGGCATGTCGGGCGCTTCCCGGCGCAACCTGACCTCATCAAAGGCGTGGTCAAGGTCGTGGGTTTTCTTGCGGACGATCTTGTCGCCCTGGTCGATCCACTCCTCACGCATCGCGCGCCTGCCTCCAGAAAAGCAGGGACTTGCGGCGATGCGCCGTCACCTCGATTTCATCCCCGAGGACCGCCCGCCGTCCGCTGCCAAGCGAAATCGCGCGGTTTGTGACGATCATCCGAAACAGCGGCTCGGAGGGCAAAATCTGCGGAGTATCGGGCTGCACATTCTCCGCTTCTTGGGTGGGCGCGGATTTCCTCGGCCGTCCAACGCGGCGTTGACCTGTTTGCACGGGGTATTTCCTCTGCATATCCGATCAGCCGCAGCACTTCCGGCAACGCCTCGAACGGGAATAACCGCGTGGCGCCGTCCACAAAGAAGCTTTGCGGCTTCAGGATGATGGTTTGATGGCGGCAAACCCCATTCATGGCATCGTCAAGATGCGTTCGGGTCGCGCCGTAAACGTAATTGAGCGCGCTTGTGAGCCGTTCCCACGGGTCGCGTATCAGCGCCCACGCCTCTATCTCGCCAAGCGTCTTGCGTGCCTGTCCGACCGGGATATGGCCGGGCAGGCACTTTTCGCCAGAAACCCGCTCGATTGCCCGTTCAAGCGTCTGCGATCCGCACTTGGGAATGCTGACGATGAACAGGCCGAGCGGTTTCAGATACACTCAGACCGCAGCCGAGAACGGCGTTGCTTCGGTGCCAGATGCTTCCGAGTAGACGAGAACCGCCCACACGTTCGCGGCAATATCGTCCGCAATGACGCGAGCGCCCTTCAGACCACCCTTGGTGGAGCCGTTGAGCGTGATCGTGTCGGACGAATCCGCCGTATAGAAGCACGACGCGCCCGCCGAGTCGTTGCCGAGGTAGGCAACACCCATCATCGTGTCGGACGAGTTGGCAACCTGCACAACCTGGTTGCCGCTCGCGTCCGCCGCAAGGATGAACTCGTAACGCGCGCCCGAGCCGGTCGCCGCCGGAAGAGTGGCAGTCACGCCAGCCGCCCGGTTGAGCACAATCGGGACGCCCGCGTGAGCATCCCGAGTCACGGTCACAGTGGACGCGGTGACAGTCACCGCGCCGAGGTTCTGCTTGTAAGACATGGCCTGTTCTCCTTACGACGTGGTGTTGTCGTAAACGGCGCCGTGCGCTTTTTCGTTGCAGCACTCCAGCGTGAGTTCCGTAACGATCTGCTTGCGCTCGTTGTCGCCCATCTTCGCCAGGTCTTCCTGCTTCGTTTCGCGAGCAATCGCGACTTTCCACATGTCATCCTGGAAGATGAACACGTCCCGCGCGCGGTTTTCGCGCGAAAGGACAAACTCGACCACGCCCCATGGGGTGCGGTAAACGTCGATCATCTTTTCGACCTGACCGACTTTCACCGTGTTGCGCTGCGCGTTGTTGCCGGTGAACCCGAGGGCAAGGTTCATCTGGAACGCCGAGAGATAAACCGTGTCGGGTTTCCCGCCGTTTTCCCAAATGAGTTGCATCGCCGGGTCAAAGCGCGTCTGCGAGAAGGCGACGGGGGTTCCGTCATCCGTCCGTGCGTCCGTGCCGTCGCCGGTCGGGTTGGCGCCGCTGTTCCCCGCCTCGAACTCGACGTTGGTGACGAGCCACGCCGGGGCGCCCGCAAGCTCACGGGCCACCACCGAGCTCCCCGCGACACGGGCGTTGTTCAGGAACAGGGCACGCTCGATGTCGAGCTTGTGCGCCTTCATGCCCTTGCCCATCTGGTAGAGCATTTCCTTGCCACGACCCGCCTTGCGGAGCGCCATGTCCGTTCCCGAGATCGAAACGGCGTTCTTGAAAATCTGCGTGTAGTTGCCGAGCCGCGTGGTGG